TTTGCGCCCTACCGCCACAGCATCGACACCATCTCAGAGTTTTTGCAAAAGAACAACATTGAGTGTGCGCAGATACATGGTGACGTAACCCCCGCCAAGCGCACAGCTATCTTCAAGCAGTTCCAGACCACTCAATCGCCCCGTGTACTGGTCATCCAGCCACAGTCTGCTTCGCACGGAGTTACGCTGACAGCCGCTGACACGGTGGTGTTTTGGGGTCCGGTCATGTCCGTTGAGACGTACCTGCAATGCTGTGCGCGTACTGATCGCGTAGGCCAGAACTCAGACAAGGTAACCGTTGTCCACATTGAGGGCAGCGAGTTGGAGAAAAAGATGTTTAAAAAGCTAGCAGGGCGGGTCGATGACCACGCCGTGCTGGTGAAGTTGTATGAAGAAGAGCTTGCATCTTAAAAAAGCCGGTTGTAAAATGTTTGACAGAAGTACCCAACCACAGGAGTAAATAATGAATACAGAGATCGTCCCTATGGACAAGCTCACCAAAGTCTACCTGCGAATCAGGAGCGCCAAGGCAGAGCTAACCACGCAGTACGAAGCAGAACTGGCTGAACTCGACAAGCAAGAAGACGAGATCGAGAACGCCATGAAGACACAGATGATGGCGCTTGGCACGAAGTCGATGAAGACGGACGCTGGCACAGTCATGCTTGGCACTAAAACCCGCTATACCACCCAAGATTGGGGGTCGTTCAAGGACTTCATCATCCAGAACGATGCCGTAGACCTTCTGGAGCGTCGCATTGCCCAGCGCAATATGGCGCAATTCCTTGAAGAAAACCCGACGTTAGTTCCGCCGGGGCTTAACTCTGATACGGTGTATCAGATCAGTGTTCGTAAACCAACTAAATGAGTAAACCTATGTCAAATATCGTTGAATTTAATCCCTCTTCCGTCCCTTCCTTTGTTAAACGCGGTGAGCTTTCCGCAGTTGCTAAAGCCTTGGCTGGTAACAGCGCAGGTGGTGGCAAGCGTATCTCCATCAAGGGCGGTGTATTCCGTCTGATCTCCAACGGCGAAGAAGTTGCTGCCATTGATGAGCGCTACCTCGATGTAGTTATTGTCAACGCTGCACCCAAAGTATCGCGCACGTTCTACATGGGCAAGTACGAAGAAGGTAATACGTCTGCCCCAGCTTGCTGGTCTGCTGATGGCGAACGTCCTGATACTAAGGCCGAGAACCCACAAAGCACAACGTGTGCTACCTGCCCACAGAACATCGCGGGTTCAGGTGATGGCACTAGCCGCGCATGCCGTTACAGCCAGCGTCTTGCTGTGGTGCTAGAGAATGATATGGACGGTGACGTTATGCAGTTAGCGTTACCTGCTCAATCTATCTTTGGTAAGGAAGAAGGTAAGAACCGTCCGTTGCAAGCGTATGCTCGTTACATGACTGCGATGGGCGCAGGTCCTGATGCAGTTGTTACACGTCTGCGCTTTGATACCAAAGCTCCTGTACCTAAGCTGTTCTTTGAAGCGAAGCGTTGGTTGAACGACGACGAGTACGCTGTGGCTATTGAGAAAGGCCAGACTCGTGAGGCAACGAACGCCATCACGATGACAGTATCGCAAACCGATACTAAGGTTGTCTCGCAGTCTGAGGTGGCAGGTACTGCACCGAAGGCAGTCAAAGTAGCAAAGACAAAACCGCCAGTTGAAGAAGACAGCGGGGACGAGCCAGCAGTACGTAAAGAAGCAGTCGTTGGTAAGAATGTTCCTAAAGGCGGCTCCGACCTGAACAAACTGGTCGATGCTTGGGACGACACAGACGACTAATTGGTAGAGCCCAGCCGGAGGTGGCGCTAATAACACCGGCAGCGGGGGCCAGTTACCCCTTTCGTTGGTTCACCTAGACTGGTGACCCCGCACTTTTACAGGAGATCGTTGATGTCTTTTGATGGAAAAACCTACGACCCAGAGCGTGACAAAGACCGCCTTACTACACAACTCTACAACGTCTGGAAATTGATGCGTGATGGACGTTGGAGAACTCTGCAACAAATCTCAGAAAAAGTTTACTGTCCTGAAGCAAGCGTGAGTGCGCGACTGCGTGACTTTCGCAAGCGCAAGTTCGGGGGACACACAGTAGAACGTGAATACGTTAAGCGAGGTTTGTTTAAATATCGTGTCATACCAAACGAAGAATCCTAATGCCCTACTCACACACCGTTACTGACAGGATTATGAAAGCACCCAAGACGCTGGGCAACCAGCTTGGGCGCTACGCTGTTCATTTAGATGTTCCTGTTACTTTGATTGCTGGTGCGACCGGAGCAACGCGACAAACCGTATACAACTGGTTTGCAGGTGGAGAAGTACTACAACCCTACCGCGCTGCTGTCTCGTCGCTTTTAAAAATAATGCAGACTTCCCCCTCGTTGGAGGAAGCACGGAGAAGAATATGTTCAGCGTTCAGCCTTCCAAATTAACAGATAAAGAACTTGTACGATACGCCGACATCATGCTAGCCGAAGGCAAGCTACCTGTTGAATGGCAAGAAGAAATTATCAAACGACTTGAAGACCTAGTTAACCCAGCACTACGACACAACGAGCGCTAATTTATGGGAGCGCTAATGGAACCGTTAGATTTTCTAGCGGCGGTACTACCGTTCGCTGAAGATTTTTATTGCGTCGCAGAAGTTGATTCTCGCAAAAAGGAACATGTCTTTAGTTCGTCAATTGATGAGCTAGCGTCTAACGCTGCTCGGTTTAATGAGGCTAAATGTGACACATACTTTGCGTTAGCGGCGTTCAAGCACTCAGGAAACCGTACTGCGGAGAACGCTAAAGTTATGCGTTCGTTCTTTCTTGACCTTGACTGTGCCGAAGCTGGACCTAAAACGTATGCCACCAAAGAAGAAGGCATGGCTGCGTTTACTGCGTTTGTAGAAAAGACAGGCCTTGATGCGTTGGGCAAGCCTTTGATGGTGGATTCAGGCGGGGGCTACCATGTGTACTGGCCTCTGACTGCTAACGTCGATATAGCTACGTGGAAACCTGTGGCTGAAAACTTCAAGCGCTTGTGCAGACAAGAAGGCATGAAGATCGACATGAGTGTACCTGCTGACGCAGCGCGTGTTATGCGTGTGCCCGGCACTACTAATTGGAAGCGCGTTAGAAAATACAACATCACGCTGCCAGTAGTTGTGTTGCAAGAGCCATTGCCAGAGATGTTTTTATTTGATGACTTTGCCAAGATCGTCCGTGACAATCTCATAGACATACCTCCGGTAAAAGACTTTGAAGCGATACCCGGCAAGAAGCCTACGCTGCCAGCAACAGCAAGCACACTCAAACTGTTTGAGAACTCATCGACGTTCTTTAAATCAATACTTAGTAAATCAACGAAAGGGGAAGGCTGCGGCCAACTCGTACACTACTTAGAAAACGCGTCTGAAGATGGCATGGAGCCGCTATGGCGCGGCTGGCTATCAATCGCAACGAAGTGCGAAGACGGTGTTAAAGCATCAAACTTTCTTACTGAACGGCATCCATACACTAAAGAGCGCATGGCGCAGAAGCTGCGCGAAATTAAGGGTCCGTATCCATGCACTAAATTTGATAGTGAAAACCCCGGCATTTGCACAGGTTGCAAACACTTTGGCAAGATAACTAACCCGCTAGCGTTAGGCAGGGAGGTGCAGGTTGAGGTTGAAGAAAAGGTTATCCATATTGTTAAGCAGCCTACTGCGCCCCACGAGGAGGCAACGCAGGTTACTTATGTCCGTCCAACAGCGCCTCGCGGGTTCTCGTACGGTAAGACGGGGGGTATTTATCGTGAGGAAACGACGACGGATGAGGAGGGCAATAAGGTAACTGCCCAGCGCATGATTTTGCCGTACGACCTGTTTGTCATGGACATACTAAAGCCGATTGATGGCGACCACACCGTTCACATGGTGGCGTTGCGTCCTGAAGGTGCGGTGGATATTTTGTTTCCACAGAAAGTAGTCATTGGTAAAGATGAGCTAGCCAAGTCATTGGCATCTCAAAACGTCATCGCTGCTTTCGGTGCAGGTAACGACGCTCAGTTGTGGATGTATGTACGTGGCTGCGTTGAGAACTACAGTTCAGGTCGTGGTGCTATGGGTGTGCCATCTAACTACGGCTGGCAGAAAGATCAATCGTTCGTCCACCATAACTTGATCTACGGTGCTGATGGTTCGATTCGTAAGATACCTATGCCGGGCTTAGAGAATGTGTTCCATGCTACAGGACGCGATGGTACGTTGGACGGTTGGCGCAAGCGCTTTCTTTTGTTGGCATCGTCTACCTACAACAAGCCTGAAGACTTGCATCCGTTGTTAGCTAGTGCATGCGTTGGGTTTGGTTCTATCGTCATGGCGTTCTCTGGCATTGATGGTATGACGTTTCACTTGGGGCACAGAGAATCAGGCACAGGTAAGTCGTATGCGTTGCGTATGGCAGCCTCTATCTGGGGGCATCCCAACCGCTACCGCGTAGGTGCGGCAACGTCTGATGTAGCCATGCTGCAAAGGGCTGGCCTACTAGGTAGTCTGGCGTTGATCTCAGATGAGATCACAACCAAGAACCGTGCGAACTTAGAGTGGTTCCCTGCTTTCTGCTTTAGCTATAGCGAGGGTGGCGGCAAGGACAGGATGGAGGCGGGAGCCAACAAGGAACGAATCAACACATCGTTCTGGATGGGTCTAGCTTTGATGGCATCCAACACGGTGGTGCTGGACTACATGACAGGTGTACGTAAGCACTCCTCTGAGGGCGAACTACGTCGAGTCTTGGAACACAACCCACGCACTAAGTTGCGTTGGACTCCTGCTGAGCTTGAGCTTATTAAGACATACGCAGACAGCTATGGGATTGCGGGTCCGTTGTTTGCACAATGGGCTGTCAAGAACCGCGACACTATTCAGCGTGTGTACAAGGAAGTTGAAGCACGGCTAAAGGTTGAGTTCAACATCGTGGATGATGAGCGCTTCTGGTTGGCAGGTTGCGCTGCTGATGTGACCGGAGCCATTCTTGTAGGCGACAACTACGCAGGGATTATTAACCTACCGATTGAAGGCATCATCAAAGCGTTGAAGGGTATGGTAGTTGAGCAGCGTAAGCTGATGCGTGCAAGTGTCAGGACTGCTGAGGATGTACTGTCAGACTACACCACCACGTTCTACGGCAACCTCGTTGTGTTCTCTGCTGCTGACCCTATCGGTGCTAGGTTTGGTGACGATACGTTGGTTGAGAAGAATACGCTGCGTAACAAGGTAGCTGGGCGTGTGGAGCATGAAGTAGCGCCGGGCTTTGTGGACTTCTACATCGAGGAGCAGCAACTCAAGGCACATTGTGCTGCGATGGGATTTAGCTTCTCTGACTTTAAGCGTGACATAGAGAACATCTATCGTGTGCAGTACATCAGTAAATTTGATCTACTACGCAAAACCAACGGACCACCTATGCGTGTGAACGTAGTAAAGATTAGCCAGCCTAAAGAGATGTTTGAGCGAAATGCCCAAGAAGCTGAAAGTTAAATATCCGTGGGAGGCGCTGCCCCGCTATGGTGGGTTTTTTGTGCCGACGTTAGAACTTGAGAAAACGCGGGAGGAAGGATTAAAGGAAGGTATCCGCGTACGTAGGTGGGGTAAAGCCGAGCCAGCCATCAAGGATGGCAAGCTCGGTGTGTTGTTTACTATTGGCGGGAAGCGGCATTAAACGCAGCAGCGAAGTCATCTTTTGCATACCGTATCTCGTCAATGCGTAAACGCTTTTCGTTAGGTGTGAGCGATGAAGCGCGAACAAGGCGTTCCATCTTTGAGAAGTCAGCAATACGGTCTTTGAATTTCTCAGACACGCTAGCCAACACAATCTCACGTCCGTACTTATCAGCAAGCGTTTCGGCTTCTTTGGTTTGCCCTTTCTCCACCAACGCATCAAACGTGTTTTT